AAATAACAATTACGAACTAAAATAGTTTGCAAAAATAATGCCAGCAGTCATCACCGACCAGATAAGAGTTTTGAATGCGACGAATTTCGTAAGTGGAATTTCGACGACTGATAACAGTTATTATGTTTTCATAGGTCTTCCAAATGCAACCTCTGTTGCATCTGATTGGAACTCAAACACCCCATCACCTATTGATAATTTTGATGAACATGATAACATATATGATTCTCTAATATCTGCCAAAAAAATCACATCCAGCGACGTGTTGAGAGTGATAAAAAAAATTACATGGTCAAGTGGTACGATATACGAGATGTATCGACCCGACTATAGTATAAACAAATTAAGTCCTCAAACAAGTTCAACTAATTTGTATAGCACTAATTATTATGTTATGAATTCTGATTTCAGAGTTTATGAATGCATATACAATGGAGCGTCTCCTTCAAATAGTGGTGGTGGTGTTATATCACTTGAAGAACCTGTGCACACGGATTTACAACCACGTCAGGAGAGTGATGGATATGTTTGGAAATATCTTTATACTATAAAACCAAGTGATATAATAAAATTTGATAGTGCAGAGTATATACCTGTGCCAGATAATTGGCCAACTAATACAGACGTAGCAGATGTAAGGAATTCTGCTGTGGATGGTAAAATAGAGACTATTGTTATTGAAGATGTCGCTAATGCAACATATCAATTCAACGGAACGAAAAATGCAGTTCCTATAAAAGGAGATGGATCTGATGGACTGGCATCTGTCACATTCATTAACGGTAAACCCTCTGCTGTACAAGTGACTAATGGTGGTAGTGGATATTCATTTGCCACACTTGATCTTGACTCTGTGGTGACAGGTAGTGGAGCATCATTCTCTGTTATCGTCCCTCCACCTGGCGGTCATGGTGCAGACATTTACAGAGAACTTGGAGCAAACAAAGTTTTAGTATATTCACGTATTGAGAACAGTGATGTCACAAATCCTGATTTTCCTACTGGTAATCAGTTTGCAAGAATAGGCATAATTGAAAATCCACAACAGTTTGGTAGCACAAACTTATTGACCATCGCTTCTGCGTCTGGTGTTTATGGATTGAAATTAGTCGGTGCAGCAACCACCAGTATGTCCGTGAAGGTAGATGGTGAAATAAGACAAACAACTGGAATAGGATCTACTGCAGTTGGACAAATTATAGGATATGATCCAGTAACAAAATCACTACAATATTGGCAAGACAGATCCCTTGCTACCAATGATTCCTCAGGTAATAAACCTACCTATGGATACAAACTAAATAGATTCACTGCAAACCCTGCAACAGGTGGTAGCACAAA